TTCCGCCAGAGGGAAGTGGAGCGCCAACAGGGCAAACTGCGGGGAACGATACGGGCGCGGATGGCTTGCCCGCTGATACTCAACAGAGGGAACTCAAGATGAAAACCATCATTACCCGCGATGCCGATGGCAACAAGGTTCGGGCCAAAGTGGATGAAAACGGCGAGATCGTCGAAGTTATTGAAGTGCTCGAGCGCGCCAGCACCGGCGTCAGTAATGAAGTTGAGGCCGCTGCAGTGATCCGTGGCCGCGAGCAAGAGCAAACCCGTGTTCGTGAGCTGACCGAACTGGGAGCGGCCTATGATGCTGGCGATCTGGCCACGCGCATGATCGCAGAAGGCAAAGGCGTCGAGGACATGACGCGTGATTTGAATGACCACCTGCACCAGCGCAGCACCCAGCGCCACCTGTCTGACAACAGCGATGTGGGTCTGACCGATGCAGAGGCCGGGCAATTTTCCTTTGTTCGAGCCATGCGCGCTTTAGCCGACCCGACCAACCGTCGCGCCCAGGAGGCTGCGGCCTTTGAATTTGAAGCCTCTGATGCAGCCGCCCAGAAAATGGGCCGGGATGCGCAGGGCGTTATGGTGCCAACTGAGGTTCTGACCCGTGCGCTAAACACGGACAGCAGTGGGGCCAGTGCTGGTGACACTGGTGGGTTCTCAGTTGGATCTCCTTTGTTGGCGCAAAGCTTTATCGAAATGCTGCGCAACCGCGCTGTGCTGATGCGCCTGGCTACGCCGCTTGGTGGGTTGACCGGAAACCCTGATATTCCAACGCAGGAATCGGGTGCTTCAGGCTACTGGATCGGCGAAGACGATGATGCGCCGGAAGATATCCTTGGTCTGGGTCAGCGTCAGATGAGCCCCAAGACCGTGGCTGCCTATTCGGAAATCACCCGCCGCACCCTGAAGCAATCGAGCCTGGACGTTGAGGCCCTGGTACGCCGTGACCTTGCATCTGCACTGGCCCTGACCATCGATCATGCCGGGTTCTATGGATCTGGTGCGGGGAATGAACCACTGGGGATCAAGAACACCAATGGCGTAAATGCCATCGACTTTGCCGGGGCGGCCTCTGGCGGTGGCGTTGCGCTGCCGACCTGGGGCGAAGTGATCCAGATGGAGAGCGAAATCTCTGCTGATAACGCAGATGTGGACTCCATGGCCTATGCGTTTAACGCCCGGATGCGCGGTCACTTCAAAAGCACCGAGAAATTCGCGGGCACCAGCGGTCAGCCGATTTGGGAAAACGGAAACTCTGTGAATGGCTATCGACCCGAGGTCACCAACCAGATCGCAAATGGCGATCTGTTCTTTGGCAACTTTGCAGATCTTATCCTTGGTATGTGGGGCGGTCTCGACATCACCGTTGATCCTTACACCGGTAGCAAGAAAGGCCGGTTGCGGATCGTAACGATGCAGGATGTGGACTTTGTAATCCGACATGCTGCGAGTTTCTGCTACGGCTCTGACGCCTCCTAATCCACTGGTCTAAAACTCTGGCGGGCTGAACCGGTCCGCCACTTTATCTCTCAAAATCGAGGACACAGAATGTCAAAAACATCTGACTATACAGTCACCAGCTCGTTTGTCTGGGACAAGAAAATCATGAAGCCAAACGATCCAATTGCGCTGACGGACACGCAGGCTGCACCGCTGAAATCCCGTGGTAAGATTGAACCGGGCAAGCCGAAAGCGAAGAAGGCACCCGCCAAAACAGCACCCGCCAAAACAGCGGCCACCAAAGACTGATGTCTGCCCCGTCCTGGGAAAATCCTGACGCCTTCCTTCAGCTTGACGACTTTGCCCTTGAGGCGACGGTCACGCCGCGGGGGGGCGTTTCTCGTGTGGTCCGGGGCATCTTTGATGAACCTTACCTGAATGCCCAGCTGGGCGAGTATGACGCGGATGTCGTTGAGCCGCGCCTGACTTGTAAGGCTGCTGATGTGGCGGGTCTGGCTGACAAAGATGCGGTTCTGATTGACGGGGTGACCTATTATCTGCTGACCGGCCCGCAACTTGACGGTACCGGTTTTGCAGTGCTGCGCCTGGCCAGGGGATAGAACAATGCTGGCCTTCGACTTTGACACGCGCGAGATGAAACGTATCGCTGATGAGTTCGATGCCAGCGAAAAAGATCTGCGGCATGCCTATTCCCGGGCCTTGCGGCGCACCGCTTCCACCATGAAAACCCGGGGCCGCAAGGGGCTGCGCACAGAGCTGGGACTGCGCACTGCCGCCGAGCTGCGCAAGCGTCTGCAGGGGTTCCGGTTCAAGCGTGGCAAGGGGATGGGCGAGGTCAGCATGTGGTTTGGTTTGAACGATATGCGGGTGTCGGCATTTAAAGGCCGCGCAGCGCGCACCGGCGCCGGGGCCTCATTTGCGGGGCAGGATTTTGATGGTGCTTTTGTTGGCCGGAACGCGAAAGGGCGGCAAACGGTCATGCGGCGCGTCGGCAAAAGCCGCTGGCCTGTCAAAGAGGAGCGCATGTCCATCCAGGACAAGGCGCAGACCTTCATTGAAGACGAAGTATTCGACGAGATCGAAGAGGTGTTCCTCAAGAATTTCCGCGCTGAGGTGCGATCACGGACGCTCTATAGCGTTGGCAAAAGGGACTGAGCATGGCGGACAATATCGACCTGGACCAGCTGCACAATGCAATCCTGAACAAGATCAAAGAGCAGTTTCCAAGCCTGCAAACTGTAGAGGATTACGACGCTGACCGTAAAGATCTGGCAGTGCCTGCGGTGTTGCTCGAGTTGGTAGACATGGAAGCAGACCCGGAAAGTGACCCCGGCACCGAACAGCTTGCAGTGGTGACAAAGTGGGCCGCGCGGGTAGTTTTTTCTTTTCGGCAGGACAACGTAAAACGAGAGATCCGCAAATTGGCGGGGGCCTTGGGTGTGTTGGTGCATGACAACCGCTGGGGGCAGTCCGTAAGCCCTGCAAAGGTCACAGTGATTGGACCTGACGCCTTTGACCCTGCCTTTGATAAGTTTGAGGTCTGGGCGGTTGAATGGGATCAACAGATCGATCTGGGTGAAAATGTCTGGTCGGGTGAGGGAGTTACGCCAGATAAGGTGCTGATTGGGTTTTCCCCAGACGTCGGCACCGGTCAGGAAGCCGAGTACACAGAATTGGGTAGCACCACATGACATATGGTGCTGCCAGAAATGAGCAGGCCCGCGAGGGCATTGTACGATTTGGTGTCGTGACGGCAGTCGATGCCGGAACCGCGCGGGCCAAGGTCAGTTTCGGTGGCGAGAGCGAAAGCGCCTGGCTGCCCTGGATGGCAGAACGCGCCGCCGCGATTACAGTCTGGGCACCAGTCTCAATCGGTGAACAGGTTGTTGTGCTGTCTGAATCGGGGGAAACGTCGCAAGGTGTGATCCTTGGCTCTGTGTTTAGCGATGGTAACCCGGGAGCAGGATCGAGTGAAGCTCAGCATCGCGTCAAAATTGGTGCCTCCTCGATCACAATTACCGGCTCGGCAATCACCTTGTCCAGCAATGGATCAACCATCGTTTTGGATGCAGGGGGAGCTGCCATAAACGGCGCCCGGATTGATCTGAATTGATGCCTGCAGTCACCCGCAAAGGGGATAGTTGCACAGGTCACGGGCCATTTCCTCCTCGAGTTAGCACAAATGGCAGCGGCGACGTGTTTGCCAATGGTGTTCCAGTGCATCGGCAAGGTGACGGCTGGGCAGCCCACTGTATGTCAGGGCCGGTGTGCCATGGCGGTAGTCTGGCCGCTGGGTCCAGTTCAGTGTCAGCCAATGATCAACAGCTGGGCCGAATTGGTGATCCTGTGGATTGCGGATCAGCGGTTGCGAGCGGATCGGGTAATGTGTTCGTCGGTGGTTAAACTAATCAGCTGAAGTAATTTTCTGTGTGGATTTCCATTCATCGGCGATTTCCGAATTGCGCAAAAGGGAACCAAATCGCCTTGGCCAAATCCACAACGTTATTCAGCATTTTGTATGATCAAAGCTGAGGCCACTGCTGCCGCTGCTCGCCAATGCTCGTCGGGTATATCATTTGTAGTGTATTCTTCTGCTTTTTCACCCATGAAAATATTTCTCCGCATCTCATCAATATCTTTTCCGAACCACCCAATTTTTTCCATAAAAGATCGGATACCCCACGAAAGTTCTTGCCTAAATCCTGGATCCTCTTCCCCAAGGTATTGGCCAATAAGGCTTTCAAGTTCCGCTATCGTCTCTGGGTTTTCATTCATCAGAATCCATGCTTCAGCGAGTTTATCTCGGTCAATACGCGAGGACTGCACAGCGATGACGCCATTTGTCCACTCGTTGAGGCTAATTGTGGTTAGGTTTCCTTCGACACTGATTTCAGCGTTAACATCAGCTAAGGCTTTGCCAAGACGGCCGGTAGATGCAGATATGTTCGCACCGCCGTCAACTAGGAAAGCGAAGCCCACACTAACAGATCCTTGGTAAACTCGAGTAACGAGCAGGTTGTTATAGCGAGGCGATGCAATAACTTCCAAAACAGGTTTGCAGGTGTCAGTTTTTTCGACGTTTTCAGGAAAAAGCGCCTGAATATCTGGAGACGGGAGGATGCCGATTACATTCGAGAAATTTATAGCAGCACGATCATTCAGCGAGCCTGTTAGGCTAGCGTCAGCATTTACTATTTTTTTTACCTTGGCCCCGCCTGATATTTCAGCGATGACATCAATGGATGACCACATAGTATAGTTACGAACGCTATCTTCACCGTTTTGCTGTTCACGCTTCGTTTGAAGCGAGGGGTAGCAACGGTCGGCTCCAGAAATTACTTCTTCATATCGATTGAGCGTCATAACATCACCGACTTCGATGCTTCGATTTCGAAGGATGGGCATCGCCTCAAGATCGCGAAAAGCATAATATGCAATCGCTGCATTTAGATTAGTAGGCTCTTGAGCTATTGCAGGTAGTGCCGCAATAGAAAGTGAGATTGCTACACTATGGGTCAATGTTATTGTCATAATTGAAATCCCTAAGTTTCTTACAATGTATCAGGGTATGAAACCCTAAATTTCCAGACCAATCAATCGAACATTGCAAGTATTGCGTGTGTTGATCTTGTTTGTAGTTTGCGATTTTCGAAAACCGCTTTTAAAGCAAGCAATTGCGCGCGCTGGGTGAGGGATGTTTTGGTGTGCTGAGCAAGAGCTTTGCTGTGCCAACTTGCTAGTTATTCCCGTCACGCACCCAATGGGATCAAAACTTGAAGGCTGGAAAACCGCCAGAGGTCCTCCCTCTGATCCTGTGACCATGATCAACATATGATTGGTCTCGACGCATCCACTGGTAAACAGCTTTCCGACCTGGCGCATTTGCGTCAGTCGGTGGGTGATATCCTGACCACCCCCATCGGCACCCGTGTGATGCGTCGTGACTACGGCAGCCGTCTTTACCGGCTGGTCGATGCGCCGATGAACGACGCCACCCGCCTGGATATGATGGCCGCCACCTATGAGGCGCTTGAGACTTGGGAGCCGCGGTTAACGGTCGATCAGGTGTCAGTGGAAATGCCCGTGCCGGGCGGCGTTGTTGTCTCAATTGAGGGGCAATATCTGCCGACAGGCCAACACGTCACCCTTGATGGCATTGAGGT